CTTGCTGTTGTAGTGATTGATTTCTTGCAAATAGAGAAACTCTTTGAATTGCTTCAGATGTTGCTTTTTGAATTGCGTTTTGCAAATCAGTAATTGAACTTTGAACTTTTGAATTAGCTTGTGTAGTTTGATTTTGTGAAACGGCTGATAATAATTTTTGATTATCATTATCTATTCTTAAACTTTCAGATACAATCTCTAAAGTACTTATTTTAGAATTTAAATCAGCTATTTGTTTATTTAATGAAGTAATTTGTGCAGTTAAATCTATTACTGATTGAGTTACTGGATTATATATTGAACGTAAAACAGTATCAGGTCCTTGTGGTGCTTCTATTGGAATTAATTCAACAATATTAGTATCAATTGATTTTATTAACTCACTAACATTATAAGAAGGTTTTGTTAATTGAGAAGATAATACACCACTATTTGGGTCCGCCTCATCTATTAATGTAAATGCACTACTAGCCGTATTTTGATTTATTGCTAAAGAGCCACTTACCAAAATCTTTCCTACTAATTGTTCGTTTTGTAATCCTGTTCTTATCATTTTATTTTGCAACGCTAAATGTTATGTCATTATCAAAATAAACATCACCATCGTTGAATGTTATTTTAAATTCTATTCTATAAGTCCTATCTGCTTCCCAATTGGTAAAATCTAATTGAACATAATTTCCATTTTCATCACAACTAATTTTAGAGTAATTTGAAAAAGGAATTATTATATCACCACTAACTTCATCTTTAATTTGATAATAAGATGTTGAAGGTAAATAATAAATATTTGAATATTGATTCAAATAATTATTAAATGTTTTAAGTGGATATAGTTCTCTACCAAATATTCTTAGCTTTGGTTGCGTACCAATTTTATATTCAGCTTTACCATTTGTAATACCAATTTTAAATTGCTCACTCATCAATGGTTGCAATGAACCAGTATTAAATACTTGGTCATCCCATCCTATTCTAATTTTAGGTTGATATATTGTATGAGTTTCTTTACTAAAAAATTGTAATATACCATAATCCTCAGTATCATTTTCTAAACTATCTGAATACTTTAATATTATACCATCATTTGGAATAGAACCACTAACCCAAGATAACAACATTGATTTTACATCCATAGATACATCAGCAGTATTATAAGAATAATTTTGTGATGCCGTATAAGATGTGTACCAAACTCCACCAAATCCAGAATAAGAACCAGTTGAATCTGCAGCAAAATTTGGTGTAAATCCATCATTTGTAGTATCGCCCAACCAAGCTAATTTAGAATCTCCTTCTCTATAAGTCCAACTAACTCCAGCAGTTGTAATATTATCAAATCTAGTACCAGCACCCATTTGCCAACTTCCAGAAATTGGAAATGCATATAAAGTATAATCCAATGGTATTTCATTTGATTGGCAATCTCTCAATACTAATGTTGCTTCATTAATATTTGAACCAGTGTGTAAATTAGATATATCAAACTTAATTAAAGCTCTTGATACATCTTTAATACCACCATAATAAACCTTACTAACTTCCAATACTTGGTCTAAACCAGTATTTTGATTTGGTTGTTGTAAATAAACTGATGCATCTTTTGATGCTGTTATAAAATTATACATTATCTAACTCTACCTTTTATATCTGTGTTTGGAAACTTAATTTCGAAAACCGATGGGTCTAAAGATGGATATACAATCTTATCTTTAGTAGCTGCATCTATATTATATGAATTTGATGAATATTTACCTCCACATTTATTTGTTATTATCAATTTTGGAACAGAAGATATACCTTCAATATTACCTAACAATAATTCAATTTCACTTAAATTTATTGTTTGATTGAATGTCCAATTATCTATTAAAAAATAATCAGTCAATTCATTTATACAAGTAGTAAGTAATTCGGATTTATTATAGTTTGAATATGCAATTACTTCAAATTCAATTCCTATATTGATAATAAAACCATCTATAATATTTACACCATCTGTTAATATTTTATATTCTGTAAGATATTTTTTAAGATTTTCTTTTACACCTGTATTTAAATTTGTTAAATTTCCATTTCCATCATATCCTAACAAATATAAATTGATTGCAAATGGATTATTTTTTTCATTTTCATTTGATGTTTTTCCTATCAAATAATTTTTTAAATCACTTTGAACAGTTGATGTAGTTGGTACATTGCCGGCTTTTGTTTGATTAACTATACCCATTACTAAATCAGTAAATTGTTGTAATGAATTTGGAGATGCTAATATAGATGATGGTGAATTATTATCCAATGTACCATCTGCTGTTGCAAATGCTTTTGATATACTACCATATTTTGTTGGCATTGATAATGCTCGTATTTGATAATCCTTTGCAGTAACTGCTCTATTTTGAGCTCCAAAGTTAGCTAATGCATTTTGTCTTATTTCTTCTATTGTCTCACTGCCCCTACCACCTACTGCTGGTATTTCGTTATCAATTGCAACAGAACTCTTAACCGTATTATATGTTATTAATTCAGCTGCTGATAATTTTGTTGTATCTTCATCAAAAGTTATTGCTCTTACATTTGTCAAATCTCCAGCAGAAACATTAGAACTTATACCACCACCAACTAAATAAGTTATTGTTATAGTTGTATTTGATGGAGAAGTTCCATATGATGTTGTTTTTAAAAAGTTAGTTGGGTCAAATGATTCTTCCAATCTACTTATTGAATTTGGTAAACCAAGTCCAACATTTTTAAGATTTGGAATTAATAATTCATCATTTGCGGATGGGTCACCTGCTCCAAATTCTAAAGTAGTTGTACCATTTTGATTTATTTTTGTTACAAATCGTCTTGGTGTTTTTATTGTTTTTAAAATATATGGTACAGTTGATTTAAATTGATATAAATCTGGGTCATTAGCTTCTGTATTTGGTTGTTCTATAAAAACCATTTCTTGTGCCAAATATGGAACTTCATACCATTTATTATTATTTGAATCTCTTACATCATAAATTTGTATAACATTGGTATCTTGCAAATCTATTGTTTGAAATGGTTGATATGAACCAAATGTAATATCTATTGTTTTTTGATTTGCTGAAATTGCTTGAACATATTTTTTAACTAAATAAAATAATGGTTCTCCCGTAATTGAATCGGTTTGATATACCGTTATTTCTCTATCAGTACTATCAGAAAAATCAACTATATCAGTTGTTATGAAATTGATATTATTTGTATTTGATACAGTTTGTAATCCAGGTTTTATTCTTAAATAAAATCTTTCATCAGGTTGATTGTTTGCACCAGACCCAATTGATGGAATTAATTGATAAACAGATAAAGTAGTAATTGAGGGTGATGTAATTTTTGGTTTGTATCCCAAATATTGTGCTAATGATATTACATTTTTAGTATCTTCTGCAGATATCATTAATGATTCTTTTAAAGTATCATCAGTATAATATGAAAGTACATCTCCAATATAAGATGTCATTTCTATAAACATCATACCAGGAGATGATTCGTTAAAATCCGAATATGTTTTTGGAAAGTAAGTTTTAGTAAAATCAATAAGGTTTTGGCGAAAGTCCGCAAAATCTTTATTAAGGTATTTTATATCTTTACCTTTATTTTTAAAATTTTTATTTATTGTGTTTATTGCCATTTCGTATATTATTGTTGTACATTAAAAGTTACCGATGATAATTGTGGATTATTTCCTATTGAAAATGTCAATGTAATATTTGCCTGATTTGAATCTTTTAAAACATTTGATTGGTCTATATTTATTTGTTCTATATTAACAAATGGTAACCACATATTAAGCGTATTTGTTATTTCTTCTTCAATTCTTGTTGCAAAAGTTTCATCATTTTGTTCAAATAATAATTCCTGAAGTCCACTACCCAATTCAGGTTGCATTAATCTTTCTCCTCTTTTTGTTGATAGTAAACTTACTATATTTGTTTTTATTTCATCATCATTTGTAAAATTTTGGTTAAAAGCAACATTACCTATTTGAATTGGTAATGAAATACCAACCGCATAATCATTAAATGTATGTGTATCTGTTATTTGCTTAGAACCTAATATTACTGCCATTATTACTTTTTAAATCTTTTAACAAGTTCAGAATAATCTCTATTTAATGCTTTATCCAATTCAGGTACTCCTGTATTAACTCCTAATCCAGTTGGTTGAGGTCCTTTTGCTAAATCCCCATATCCCATTTTATCTGCAATTGCGGTTCTACCTACAATTGAACCCATATCACCTTGTCCAAAACTCATTGTTCTAAATCCACCATCTCCTTGTGGTATTCCACCTTTTGTTTCATTAAGAATTTGGTTAATCATTGGATTTTTACTGTATGTTTTTTGCTGAGCAGTTTGATGAGTTGCTTCCATAATTGGTTCATCTTCTAAAATAGCCTTAGCCATTGAAATACCGGTAGACTCTTTTTTTGTTGCTGGTTGTTTACCTTCACTTAATAATCTTTTTACTTCCCTTTGAACGGATTCTTTGATTAACGCAGGTAATTGCTCCTTCAATTCCTCTTTTATAAGGATTTGTATAGCTTTTAATAGTTTATCTGTGTCCATATTTGTTTTTGTTATGTTTATAAATATTT